ACAAACAAAGAGGCAGAAGAAGAAGAGGTAGCTAACGAGGAGACACCATCAGACAACATTGACAGCTCTGGTGCAGTGGGTAAGGCAACTCTAGAGTTTGAAGAAAAAGGAGAGCTGAGTGAGGAAACCTTTGCAGAGCTAGAAAAAGCAGGGCTGCCAAAAGAATACGTTGAGTCATACATTGCAGGACAACAGGCACTAGTAGAGCGTAATGCTTTGGATCTCTATAACTCTATTGGTGGAGAAGAAGAGTATGATGGAATGATCCAGTGGGCAGGAGAATCACTGTCAGAACAAGAAGTAGAAACATTTAATGAGCTTGTTGTTAATGGAACGCCAGAGCAACAAAGGTTGGCAATCAAAGGACTCCACGCTCAATACAGAGGCTCTACTGGTTCTGGGCCAGCACTCAAGCAGGGGACCACAAGCGGTAACTCTGTGAAACCGTTTAGCTCCACAAAGGAACTTCAGAGAGCTATGAGTGATCGGAGATACCAAGAGGTTCCATCGTATCGTGAGGAAGTCGAAAGAAGGCTTTCTGTATCCAACATCCTATAATTACTGACATGAATTTTATTAATTACATTCTTGAAAACAAAGAAGAAATCATTGCTGTTGCCAGCTCTGTGGTTGCTCTTGCCTCTCTTGTTGCAGCTCTTACGCCTACCCCCAAGGATGACTCTTGGGTTGGTAAAGCATACAAGATTGTAGACTGGCTGGCGCTTAACGTAGGTAAAGCCAAAGACAAACCAGCAGAGTGATCTCTTCTATTGTTAAGTTACTAATTGCTTTTCCAAAACTTGCTGACCTGTTTTTTAAGGTCCAAGAGTCTTATGTTAAAAAGACTAAACTGGAGCGTCATAAGCGTAACCACGATCTTATTGATGGCTGGGTGCGCGGCACCGATGAAACCGACAAGGATACCAGAGTTCATCGAAAAGCTCCAAGTCCACGATTTTTCAGAGAGTGAAAGAAACACCATTAAGGAAATTCTTCATTACGTGAACGACTTGGAACACGAATAAATCTTTCGTCTAATAAAGCTTAATCGCTAGTAGACCTATGCCCACTGAGGTGGATAACACAGGACGAACAAGATAAAGCCCAAGGACACCAACCAAACCAATAACAACCAACCAAATCGAAAGGCTAATATATTATGGCTACTATTCCATCGATTCCCGGAGCAGTAAACGCAACTTCAAGGAGTGCAGATGCAAACGGGGACAATGCGTTGTTCTTGAAGGTGTTTGCAGGTGAAATCCTGACGGCATTCAACGAGAACAACATTATGAAAGACCTGACTATGGTTCGCTCCATTAGTTCAGGTAAATCGGCAAGCTTCCCAGTAACAGGAACCGCGAGTGCTTCATACCACACTCCGGGTGATTCTCTTATTACTGGAAACTACTTGTCACAAATCGCCCACAACGAAAGGCAAGTCTTTATTGATGACCTTCTTGTTGCTTCCACGCTTATTGCTAATATCGACGAGCTTCGTAACCACTACGATCTTCGTTCTATTTATTCCGCAGAGCTTGGTAAGGCGCTGGCTAAGGAGTGTGACTTGAACATCATTAAGACGTTTATTGCTGCTGCTAGTGAGAGTGCTACTGCTCCACAAGGTGCAGGAACTATTCTTGACGGTGGTGACCTTACTACAGCAAGTGCGCTTGTGAATGCTCTGTTTAGCGTAGCTGAGACTCTTGACTCTAAAGATGTTCCTTCTGAGGGACGTTTTGCTGTTATGTCTCCTGCTGAATACTACAAGCTTCTTACTGCTGACAACACAGCAATTAACAAGGATACTTCTGGAGGTAGCGCAGATGCCGCTAAAGGAACTATTGTTGAGGTTGCCGGTATTCGTCTCTTTAAGAGTAACCACATCAAAGATGTAAGCGCCCTTGAAGACTCTGTTAAGGATACTGCTGCTCCTGGAGTCAACAACGATCCGTTTGGTGATACTAGCGGTTCTGATGCTACTCCTCACGGATACAATGGCGACTTTTCCGCTATGTCTGATGGAACTACATTTGCTAAAGGATGTGGCTTTATTGCCGGTCACGAAGCTGCTGTAGGAACTGTTAAGCTTCTTGATCTTGCTACCGAAAGTGAGTATCAGATCGAGCGTCAAGCTACCCTCTTTGCAGCTAAGTATGCAATGGGTCACGGTGTGCTTCGTCCTGAAGCCGCTATTCTTGTTAAGACCACATAATCTTAACTAACTAAACTTGGAGGCCCCCATAGGTTCAATTCCTGTGGGGGCTTCCCCTTTTTCTACTTTAAATTTATGGCAACTCTCACAACTCCACTAGAGGCAGTCAACAGTATGCTAGGTCACATTGGAGAAGCTCCAGTGAATAGCATTGCAGACACCTCTACCCTCCCTGTTTCAGCTTCTACAGCTTTGTCAGTATTGGATGAAGTTAGTCGAGAGGTGCAAACCATGGGGTGGCATTTCAATACCACAAACAAATTTACTCTTACGCCCCAGCCTGATAATACAATTCAGCTTCCTGCAAACACACTGCACGTAGACGCAACTGACGGCTCAAAGGATGTCGTTCAGCGGGGCCTAAAGCTTTACGACCGTAAAAACAATACAAACGAATTTTCTGGTTCTCTTGATGTAACGATTACGTTTCTGCTGGACTGGGATGATCTGCACGAACAAGCACGTAGATATATCACACTCAGAGCATCAAGAATCTTTCAGACGCGCATGATGGGATCAAGAGAGCTAGAAGCTTTAATTGCCAGAGACGAATTTATTGCCAAGTCACAACTCGAAGAAGTAGATTCCAGAGGAAGTGACAGGACAATCTTTGACAACTACGATGTCTACACAGGCATTGGTATTAATCGTAACTACGACATTTAATAAAATATGCCGCTCATCAACACTTCTGTTCCTAACCTAATTCAAGGGGTTAGCCAGCAGCCTGATACACTCAAGTATGATGGTCAGTGCAAGGAGCAGATAAACGCTTACTCTTCTGTATCTGATGGACTAAAAAAGCGTCCAAATGCAAACCTTGTTAAGTATGACGCAACAGAGATTGGCGAGAATGCTTTTGTTCATACTATTAACAGAAGTGAGTCTGAGAAGTATTTGATGGTTATTACTCCATCTACGTTGACTATTCACAACCTGCTTGATAGCGGGACGATGAAATACAACGATGGAAGCACAACACCAATAGATTTAAATACGCTTGCTCCTTATTTAAAAACAACTAACCCTAGAAAAGACCTCAAGGCGCTTACTGTTGGAGACAACACCTGGATTGTAAACAAGACGGTTACTACTCAGATGGATCAGTCAGATGGTTCTATTTCTGATGACGTAAATGAGAACGAGGCGTTGGTATTTGTTAAGCAAGCGGGGTATGACAAAACTTATGAGGTGTCTGTTCTTGGAACTAATAAAGATGTAACTACTACAGATTCCGGGGAGGGGGGTGTAGGAGGAAATCCTACTGCTACCCATTTAGATCACGATACAAATTTAAAAGTAGATTCAGGAGTTATTGCTAGTAGGTTGTCTGCTAAATTAAACGACATATCAGACATCACAGCTACAGTAGAAGGATCTACAATCAAGCTTGTTAAGTCCACTACAGCAGCTTTTGACATTAAAACAAAAGACGGCTTCGCAGACAAAGGACTTGGTGTGGTCTACAAAGAAGTAGCTGACATCACTGACCTACCTGTCGTAGCTCCACATGGGTTTCGTGTAAAAGTTCGTGGGGACGCAGAGCTTAGTGAAGACGATTACTATTTAAATTTTAGGACTAACGAAATACTAAACAATGGAGAGATGGGGCGCGGTGGTTGGGTTGAAGATGTAGGATTTAACGTCCCTAACGCACTGGACGCAGCTAACATGCCATACAATTTGGTGTCTCAGAGTTTAAACAGATTTCAACTTACAACTACTCCGTGGAGTGGGCGACAAGCAGGAGACCGAACATCAAACCCTGATCCATCTTTTATTGGCAGTCCAATCAACAACTTGTTTTTCTACAAGAATCGTCTTGGATTCCTATCAGCAGACAAGGTGGTTATGAGTGAAGCAGGTGAGTATTTTAACCTGTTTAGAACCACAGTAACTAACCTGTTGGACTCAGATCCGATTGACATTGGAGTAGCTACTACAAACGTAACTAACCTAGAGTCAGCAGAAGCGTTCCAAGAGAACCTTATTTTGTTCAGTAACAGAGGACAGTTTGTGCTCAAAGGGGGCGACCTATTGACTCCCTCCACAGTATCAGTAAACCCGATTACTAACTACGATCAAGCCACAGGAATTAACCCGATCTCTCTTGGTTCCTATATTTACTTTCCGTTTACCCGTGGCAATTTTTCAGGACTCAGAGAGTTTGCTGTAAGTGCTACCGGTGACACCTACACGGCTGAAGAAGTCACAAACCACATCCCAAGCTACATACCAAAGAATGTTATTGATGTGGCTGGGTCATCTACTGAGGACGTTATTGCGGTTCTTAGCAGTGAGACAAAAGACACCCTGTATATCTACAAGTATTTCTGGAGTGGTAACCAAAAGATCCTGAGTGCGTGGAGTAAGTTTACTCTGCAAGGGTGTGAGATTAGAGGTATTGATTTTATTGACTCAACGCTCTACATCGCAACAGACAGGTATTTTGGGTCAAGTTACCAATTTCTTACTGGTGGTGAGTATGGAAGCGGAGCTTTAGTAAGGTCTACTGGTAAGGACTTTATGATCTTGGGGATGACGTTTACTTCTGGTCTTCCTGACGAAGAGAACCTTAGTGACGGATCAAACCTTGGCTTTATGACTCACCTTGATTTTAGAGTAGCTAAGAAAATTAGGGCTAATCAAACACAACTTACTGCTGTAGATGACGAGACTGATACACACCTTGATTACCTTCCTTTTGAAGCCACTGACTTTAATGGCAACAGCTTTAATTCAACAGGAGCAAGGCTCAAGGTAATCGACAGGTCTACAGGTATGGAGATTCCATACACAAGAGGTAAAATCACTGTCAACAATGTTGATTACATTACCAACTCAAACCAGCTTGTTTTTGAATCACAAACAACAGACAGAGACGTATTTGTAGGTGTCGAGTATGACATGCAATACACGTTCTCTGAGCAGCTTTTCAAAGTGGCATCTGGTAAAGGAAAGTCAGCCACTGGATACACAAAGAATAAAATAAAGAATGGAAATGTGTTCTTTGATGACTCAGCCTTCTTCCAAGTGAAGGTGACACCAGAGAGACGCTCAACGTATACAAACGAGTTTACAACACAAGTTGTTGATGACTCCGATGTAGACAGCATTAGTCTTGATTCAGGGACGTTTAGTTTTCCTGTGTTTACCAAGCCAGAGAACACAACAATAACCATCGAGAACGGAACACCATACCCAAGCACACTTCAAGGAGCTGAGTTTGAGTCCTTTGTCCACTCTCGATCAAACAGGTATGGATAACTCTGTCCTGCATCATTACAAAACAGCTAAAATATGTAGGGCTAAAGAGGCCCACGTAGACCCAATAGTCCAAGATATGAGGGCTATGGATGCGCTAGAAGTAAAATGTGTTGGGTCTACACCCAAGGATGCGCTTCTAGCGGGCTTAAATAACGACTTATACACGTTCTCAGTGCTCGACCTAGAGGACAATCCACTAGCCATGTTTGGCTCAGGGGGCCTTGAGGGAGGACCTGGATACGTGTGGTTACTCGCTTCTGACCGCTTTAAGTTAGCCAGAAAAGAGTTCGTTAAGGTCTCTAGGCTCTGGGTCAATACGATCATCAACCCATTTACCTTCTGCGGTAACGTAGTTCACAAGGACAACGAGCAAGCTATTCGTTGGCTCAAGTTCTGTGGGGCTACATTCATTAAAGAACTTCAAATAGACAATCAACCTTTCTACGAGTTTGTCATCATTAACAAATCAATATAGATCATGTGTGCGCCAATCGGTTTAATCGCGGGAATTGCTTCTGCTGGAGCGTCCTTTATAGGGCAGCGTCAAGCGGCATCAGCACAGGAAAGAGCACAAGCAAGAGCCACGGAGCTTGAACAAGCCAGACTTAGGGATCAATTAGGATCTGCAAGACTACAACAAGCACAAGCAAATATAGCGTCAGCACAAAGGATTAGATCAGCAAGCCTTCAAGCAGAGCAAGCTAGATCTAGAGCTAGAGTAGCTGCTGGTGAAGCAGGAGTTACTGGGCTTAGTGTTAATGCTCTTGTTGATGACATGACTAGAAAAGAAGCTCAGTTCAGGTTCTATGAGAACCAAAGGCAAGACATGAGCAACACAAATCTAGCTCTGTCTATGGAGGATGCGCGTATGAGAAGCCGTATGAACTTGCTTGGAATTAACCAACCAATCAATCAACCTAATTTTCTTCAGTCTATTGTTGGAGGATTTCAAACAGGACTTTCTCTACAAAACCAGCTTAACAGATACAGCTTTGATCAAGGAAGCGTGGCATCAAATCAAGCACCTCAACAACCCGTTGGTCCTTTTAATCCTAACTATGGTCCATTTGATTCGGACGGTAACTACATAGAAAGCCAAGCTGATATGGATTTTCTTAACGATCCAAGATTTGGTCTTAATCCAGAACCAGACAACAGTAATTTAAGTTAAACACATGGCTAAGAAACCAAGAACTCAAGTTGACTACAATCCAGGTCAAGCAAGCCTCCAAGGGAGCGTAGGGGCTTCAGCAGGAAACTACAGAGTAGCTGTAGCACCTACACCAAAGACTAATGCTGCCCTCCAGTTTGCTTCGTTTATTAATCAAGTTCCTAACGTAGCCGGTCAATACACCAATTACATCGAAGCTATTGGTCAAGAAAAGCTGGCGATGATGACCGAGGATGAGCTTGAACAAGAGCTTGCAGGAGGCGACAAAAAAACTCTGAACATCCTTAAATACAACAAAGCATACAACTATGGGCTAGTTGAGAAAAACTTTAAAAGAAACATAGATACATATCAAAAGCGGTTTGATGACATGGCGGGAATGATAGAAAATTATGCTGACAATGATACTTTTCTTGCTGCTATGGATGAAGAGGCGGCTGCTATTGGTTCAGAGTTTCTTGCAAAGACGGCAAACGAATACCAAAGAAAAGCAGGAGAGGCTTTGTTGTTTAACGCTTTGCCTACTCTTAGGGCTAAATCATTGGAAAAGTATCAAGCTTTTAAACAGCAAGCTACAATAGAACAAGGAACAGCTGCTGCTCTTTCTTCTATTGCCCAAGGAACACAGTTAAGTCCTGTGGAAAATGTAAACAAAGTTTTTGGAGACTTTAAATCGTTTCTTAACCAGTTTTCAGACATAGAACCTGCTCAAAAATCAAGACTGCTGGAGCAACTTACATACAACGCAGTTGCTATGTTTGAGGCTAGAGGACAAGAAAATGAAGCAGTTGCTTTTTTAGAAGCAGCAGGAGCCTACGAAATATACAAAGGAGCTAGGTTAGGGCAGATAGGCGACAACACAGTGCAATTTGAAAGGCTTAGGCAGTCGTTGATTCAGGTAGATACTGAGAAAGAAGAGACTCTAGCAGCAAATAGAAGCAGAGTTAATAACTCAGCAAAAACAGCTTATAGAGCTTTGCATATTGGTGAGGTAAGCAAAGAAGGAATTTCTGTGGACCTTGATGACCTTGTTGATGCTGTGTCTACACACGAAAGCGAAGAATGGAAAAGAACCGCAATGGCTGCTCTTATGGAGCAAATTGACTTAAAAAGTCCAAGCGTTATTGAAAGAAGCAGTAGCTTGGCAAGGGCGTTAAGACTTCTTAAAGGAGCAACGCAAAACGAAAGAACAAGAGACTTACTTAACGAAGCCGTAGGAGAAGTCGAACCAGCGCAGGATTTGTATTTAAGAAAAACTAATTTAGAACCAGAAGACACAAATGAATTAGATACAGTTGTTTCTGATTTTTTTACACAAGACTGGGGTGCGCCAATTCCAGATACTTTTATAATACCAAGAACTGGTAAACAAGTTTCAAGCGGAAGTGCTGTTGGAATCGCTGCTATAAAAAAGGCTAGAAAATCTTTGCCATTTTTACAAGCAGACACACCAACGGATCCTTTAATAAATTATTTGCAAACCTTGTCAAAGTTAGCAACTAAAGGAGACTTTGAAGACCAATCACCTGTTATACAAGGAGGTCTTTTTACTTATTTAAAAGATACTAACATTAACAACGAACTCTGGAATGAGTCACAAGGTAATGTAGATAAGTATAAAGCGTTGCTAAGTGACACTGCAAATAGATGGATTACAGATCAAAAACAAAAGTATGATTTAGATAATGAGTTAAGAGATTTGCAAGCTAAACAAGAAAGAGATGTAGGAGTTTGGGATGTAACTGGAGCAGAGTTTCAAGAGTTTGAAGACGAAATAAGAGAAGCAGCAACTAAAGGTGGTCTTTTACAAACAGCGTTAAGAAAACTGTTAGGGGGAGATGCAGTTGAAGGACTAAAAAGTTTGCAAGATAATTTTGAATTTAATGCAGAAGATATTTCTAAAGATAGACAAACATTAGATAAAATTATTAACGATCAAAAAGGAAAAGACAGAGACATTGCTTATAAAGCTCTTGCTTACAGTTTCCAAAAATACGGATTTAATAGATTAGAAGACATTGATTCTGATTTAATTAGAAAGTTAAAACTTCAAGACCCACAAAAAGAAAAGTATCCGGTTATTTATATTACGAAAGTTCCCATTGGAGATGATTTTAAACAACAACTTGGGTTGGCTTTAGGATACTTAAACGGTCTTAAAACAAAAAACGCCAAGAACGCATACGACCTTGTTAAAGATAAATTAAAATCAGATGAGGTTAATGAAATTGAATGGTGGAGAAACGCATTAAAAAATAACTAAATGGCTGAAAAACTCTCTTTAACTGAAGAAGAAGAAAAATTTCTTCAAAGTTTAGAAAAGAACACCCAACAAGATCCTGTTGTTGAGCAACCATCTATTCCTGAACAAGAAGCAGAAGAAAGATTTTATGGTGTGCCAACAAAAAACACTCCTTCTTTTTACGAATATCATGGAATTAACGATCCAGTAACTGCTAGAAAAGAAGAAGCTGTTACCAAAAATGTTGCGTATTGGGTAAACAAAGCACTTGAAGACCAAGAAAACGAACTAGAGATACCTGAAAATAGTTTTATTCAAGAGCAGGTTGTTCCGATGACTTACAGGATTGGTGCTCCTGTAGCTTATCCTGCTGTTGTTGCGGGGGCAACAGGAGCTGCTAAGTGGGCTAGAAGACTAAAGTGGATTAAACAAGGACGAGTTTTAACTAGAAACGTAGGTAAAGCTCCTACCCCATTAACTATTGGAACTTTTATCGTAGGAGAAGCTCTTGCTGGTATTGCAGGTGAGTATGCCGCTCAAAAGCATTTAATTGCTAACCAGTATCAAGACGAAATAGATCCAGGTCATTTAATCTCTGCTGGTGTTATAAACAGTTTTACAATCGGTGGCTTAACTAAAGTAGGAAAAACATTACCAGAGTGGCTTAAAGCGTTTCCTGAAGGAACCAAAATGAGCAAATGGGCTAAGACATTAAACACTACAAAAGTTTACGGAGGTTACGCAATAAGAGGAGGCACTGTTGGATCTGTGTCTTCTGCAATAGATCAATCTTACGATATTCTTTCTGACGAAGAAAAGACCTTTCTTGAGGATTGGAATTGGGAGTATTTTGGTAAAGCAGCTTTAGCTGGCGCAGGAGTAGACGCTTCCCTTAATTTAGGAGGAAAAGCTGCTAAGAGAGCCGCTAATTCTAAAATACTTAGAGATTCTAAGACGTTTAAAAAAGGCGTGTCTTTGCACACAAAAGTTATTGAAGCGGCTAGAAATAGAGAGCTAAAAGCTATTCAAAAAGGTTTAGAAACTCTTGAAGCTAAGAAAGTTGATATAGAAAAGTCAATGGGGGTTGCTAACAGGCCAGGGTTTGAAGCTGACTTCAATGCGCTTAGAAGAGAATGGGATAAAATTACAGGACAAAGAAACAAACTTAGAGATCATCTTGAGGACGCTAGGTCTGTCTACAACCAGACGGCTTCTAGACTGCAAGAAATGGAAGAACTAGCTTTAAAAAAATTAAACGAAGAAACTTACGCATCGTTCGTTGGTAGACAAAAAAGAATACCACAGTTCTTTGACAACAAAGGATTACCAGTCAAACCCAACGTCCAAGGAGAATTAATTCTTTATCGAGTAGAAGGTCATCTTGCAAAGCTTGGTCAAGTAACTTTAAGCACAAAACGACCAAAGCAAGGCAAAGCAGTAAGCGTGCGTATTCCGCAAACTAAAGTAAAACTATTAGATCAGCTTGACGATGGCGCAGTTATTTTTACAGCTCAACAAAAACAATTTGAAGCTGCTGTAAACAAAACACCTGCTTTATTAAAAGCTGTATTAGAAGCAGATAAAGGAGTGGCTAAGGTAAAATTAACTCCAGAAGAGAAATCTAATATTCAAAGATTGCTTGAGTCTCCTACTAGCACACCAGCAGACAATCTTATTAACCCTGCTCAACACGCAAAAGATGTTGAGACGCTCAAAGCAATGACTCGATCTAACCTAGGTAAAGCGGGTGATGTAGCAGTTAAACAAGCAGAGGTGTATCAAAGATTTCTTCCATACGCTAAACATCTTATGGAAAAACTTCCTGAAATAAAAACAAACACACAAGCTGTTGATGATGTTCTTGTTCTTATCGACAGAACGATGGAAATAGACGCTGCTGCTGCTGGGTTAGATTTTAAAACAGCTACCTCAATGTTGGCTATGAAAGAAATGACTCCTAAAGATTTACAAGACTTTAGCACAATCTACGGAGGAAGAAC